ATCAAAGGGAGAGCAAGGCCGGGGTTGGTGCAAAACCAGAATTGGAGAGGCACGTAAAGGGTGGTCTCAGGAAGAGCGTTACGGGGAGCGCAAACTTGACGGGGAGCCAAGGAGTCGCAAGGAGACTCAACATCAGAGAAAGAGGGATCAGTGATGAAGGTAAGTTGGGTGGTGTTACCAATCATCTTGAAGTAACCTCTTTGTTGCTCAGAGGTCATAGTTAGTTGATTCCAGATATGCATCCAGTCACCATATTGGCGATCGATTCTTTGACCACCAATCTCGACCTCAACTTGGGCGATAAGTTGCTCGCCGGGGAAATCCAACCAACGGGCGTAGACACCGGTGTTTTGGCCGGTAGAGTAGTTTCCAAGACCCATGAGTTGGTTAATCTCAGGGAGTGTAACTTGGAGATATGTTCTGTAAGCCAAGTCTCCGTTTCTGGAGATGACACATTGGACTCTTCGTCCAAAATCAGCTTGACCGTTAAATGTTTGCTCAATCGACTCGATGGCAAAGTTAGTGTACCTTCTGTAAGTGACCTTCCAGAAGGTGATTTGTGGGTTACCAGTTAGGTAAACATCTTGGGCCCCATAGGCCACGAGTTGCATAAGTCCTCCTCCCATTTTATATAGATGCTAAAGAAAAAAATATTTTGGAAATTAAATTAATTAAAAATAATTAAAATTAATTAAAATTAATTAAATTATTTGTTAAACCAAATATTTATAAAATTGAATTAATTTGTTACCAAAACAACTTATAATATTCTTATAGTATATTAATGTTACAAGACGCAAACAAAACAGAATTATTTATCTCTAAAGCAAATAAAATCCATAAAAATAGATACGATTATTCAAAAGTTAATTACATAAATGCGAAAACAAAGGTTACTATAATATGTAGAGAGCACGGAGAGTTTTATCAAACACCGTCAAACCATTTATGTAACTATAATTGTCAAAAATGTGCTAAGAACTATAAGTTAGATACACATTCTTTTATTGAAAAAGCAAAAGGTATACACAATGATAAGTATGATTACTCAAAAGTAAACTACATAAATGCTGATACACAAATTACAATAATATGTAAAGAACACGGTGAATTTACCCAAATACCCGATTTTCATATAAATAGAAAATGTGGATGCCCAAAATGTTCTAATAATGTTAAATTAGATATATCAGAATTTATTGAGAAGGCGGAAAAAATACACGGTAATAAATATGATTACTCTAAGGTTGATTATCTAAATAATTATACAAGTATAATTATAATTTGTAAAAAACACGGGGAGTTTTTACAAAAACCATTTGTTCATCTTTTACAACATGGTTGTCCTAGTTGTATCAACAAAACCGAATATAAATTTTATGAAAAAATAAAAGAAACTTATCCCACAATCAAAAGACAATATAAGGTGAAATGGTGTAAAAATAAGTTCTGTTTACCATATGATTTTGCTATAGAAGAATTAAAAATTATTATTGAACTTGATGGCGAACAACATTTCACACAAGTTTCTAATTGGACATCACCTGAAACTCAAATAGAAAAGGATAAATATAAGACTGATTGCGCTAATAAAAATGGTTTCTCCATAATTCGCTTACTACAAAATGATGTTTATAATGATAAATTCGATTGGTTAAATGAAATCCAAATTAATATTTCTAAAATTATTGATACACAAAAAATACAAAATATTTATATTTGTAAAAATAATGAATATTCATTTCATAATTTTTGATGAAAAAAGGGATTTTCCCTTTTTCTTTTTGTTTTTTGTTTTTGTTTATTTTTTGTAAATAATAATAATAATAATAATAATAATAATAATAATAATAATAATAATAATAATAATAAATTTTAGTATTCTTCGACCTCAATGTCTTCGACCTCAATGTCTTCGACCTCAATGTCTTCGACATGACAAGACTCAAGTGTGTTTGGGTGTAAATAGCAGTCCATAAATGTTGAGTTCCTAAAAGTAACGTTGTCTACTATGACGCCCTTGAAATCACAATCGTAAAAGTCGACATTATCAAATACATAGTTTCTTAGTGTGGAACCAGTAAATTTGGCGTTGCGAATGACAATATTTGAGACTTGTTGATTGGCAACGCACGTGCCGGCAAAGTTGACGTATGAATATCTGAGAATAGGACCACCTTTGTAGTCCATAGTCCATTCGACAACTTCGTCGTGTGGGTATGTTCCACTACTGTCAATGTATTCGTCGATTTGTGCGTCAGTCATATCGCACAGTGCAACTTCTTCTTCGTCATCTTCATCACTGTTGGTCGCACTGTTCCCGCCATCATCGTCGCTACCAGTGGATTCCATAGTCCACTCGTCGACGATCTCGCGAAATCTTCTATTGAAAGAGAGAAGTTCGTCGTGTTTGTAGAAACCCGTGTCGGTCATATCACGCCCTAAGACATTATTCGTTGTTCTATCGTAATCTCTTTCACCTGTATATTCCTCAATAGGCATTAAAGTTTGGAAAGCAATATGTGCGTCTGCCACTTCATCAAACATGTTGAGGATTTGCTCGTAAGATAGACTAGATTTAAATTCAACCTCTAGGTCAGGAATAGGTATTATTTCATTTATGAACTGGGGAATAACTTTTGCTTCAATCATTCCCTCACCGCAAACTGCTTGTATGCGTTCATAATCATCAGGGCATTCACAACGAAACTTGTATGTTCGCATTTTGTTAAGTTAATTTGTAATTAACGGTTTTGTAATTAAAGTTGTAATAAAGTTTATAACTTTAATCGAATAAATATATTTTATATATCCTTACCTTTTTTGAAAAAATTTCATTTTTTTTTATTTTAAGCGCAAATTTTAAAAACTTAAAATTTTTCATTTCTCATTTTTTTAACTATCGGAAATAAATCCTGATATATTTGATGTAAATATTGATAACTACCATATGATTTTTCAAATAATCTAACATTTTTAAGAAATAATTTTATTCAAATCTAAATTACTTTTCATAAATTTCAATAAATATGAATCATCCAAGATTTCTTTTTTATTTTCGTGGTTTTTGCTAAAAACATAAGATCCGTTGCGTTTTTTCACAGACCATCCTTGCTCTATTGTGTTATATAAAAGCAACATTTTTTGAAACTTAATTGCGTCAACTTTAAAATCAGCGTTATTTTCTAAATCTTTCAAAGAATCTAAATTAATCTTAATATCCAATTCCATTAATAAAAAAATAGAAAAACATTATATATTTTAAACTTGTTTTCTATTTTATTATATATTTTTTATTTGATCATTGGTTATCGTGTAATTTTTCTATAATACCTGCTATAATGTTGCTCTTCATTTAATAAATTTGTTAAATTTGTTTTTACTATATTTCCATCACTATTTGAATAATAAATGTTTTGTATTTTATATCCTTTTTTTTCAGGTATTGCATTCATTATTTTTATACAATTGCTACACGGTTTACTCGATTGTAATTTATTTGTTTTCGAAAAACGGACAACTAGCAAATTAATTGTTTCTAAATTTTTCTTTTTTTTTATAGGTTTCAATTTTTTTAAAGCGTTTTGTTCTGCGTGAATGCCTGGTTCAAAACCTTCGGAATCTCCCATCATATTTATCCCAAAACTTAAAATATTTGACTTATTTGGGTTCGCGTTCTTTCCCTTTTAAAACACACGCTACATGGTTATAATTACCACATAAGCACGAATTCAGGTTTGCTTCACCCGTCTCATATTTGTCCACGTTTGTGTTGACAGGTAAACAAAATCTCTTAATAAACATCGTATCTAGTAGCGAATCCATCTTTTTCTTTATATTATGTTGTTATACTTATTTCTTTATTTTTGTTTCATTTTTATTTTTCACAAAATAAAACAAATAGATTTTAAAATATATTTTCTCTTTATTATTAATTAAATAAATTTTATTTAATAATAAAAGAAACATATGCCATCATTTAAACCAAAAACAGCGAAAAAAATAAAATATAACAAAAAAAAATCTGTCACGCTTGATGGTAAGCACAATGAGTTTTTGAACGAGTTTTCAAAAGATGAAAATGATAGGATACCTGAGTTAAAATTAGAAAAATACGAATTAAAAGAGTTGTTACAAAAAGACACACTTACAATCGAACAACAATTGGAATATCAAGATAAAATCAGTGAAATTAATGACACAATTAAACAAATTAAAGGGCGGAAAAAGGAATACTTTTTAGATAACTCCAAGTTCATTTTTGACTATTTTGAAAATAAAAAAAATATTTCATCTGGTGCGACATCACAAAATAATATGAGTGATAAAAGTAAAATTCTTAATTCGTTTTTTAAAATTAAACAAGACACCTCGGCAAATTTACTCGATCAAAATAAAACGAACAATATTGTGCAAAAATATTTGAGTAACATCGATGACACATTTATCGACGTGAATTCGTTTATTTGTCAGACCGATATTTGTCAAATATGTCACAAGGGCGAATTAATACCGCTTGAAGACGAAGGTATCCTAATTTGTAATATTTGTTTTAGAAGCATACCCTATTTAATTGAAAATGAGAAACCGTCTTATAAAGAACCACCCAAAGAAGTTTGTTTTTACGCTTATAAAAGGATCAATCATTTCAAGGAGATTTTGGCGCAATTTCAGGGCAAAGAAACTACGCAAATTCCTAGTGAGGTTATTGAAAATATTAAATTGCAAATCAAAAAAGAACGTATCGATTTGACGCAAATTAATAATAACAAGACCAAAGAGATATTGAAAAAATTAGGGTATAACAAGTATTATGAGCATATTCCATTTATTAAAGATAAATTGGGTATTAAACCGCCGATTATGTCGCCTGAATTAGAAGACACGTTGTGTAATTTGTTTATTGAATTACAGTCACCATATTCGAAGTATTGTCCGGATGATAGAGTGAATTTTTTGAATTATTATTATACCGCGTATAAACTTTGTGAACTTTTAGGAGAGTCGCAATATTTAGAACACTTTCCAATGTTGAAAGATAGAGAGAAAAGAATCGAACAAGATTCTATATGGCGCAAAATTTGCGAAGAATTGGATTGGGAATTTATTACTACGATTTAGTAAATTATTTTGTTTCTATATTATATATTATATAATGTCAAGAAGAGAGCCAAAAAGACCAATCGCATCATTAACTATTGAAGATAGGCAAGTGCGACAGAGAGAAGACCGTATAAACAAGTTTGAGGAGGAGTGGGACGGGTTACCTCAAATACCTGTGGATGCTGGCATAGCATTTCAATGGGGTGAAGTTAAAATTCAAATTAATAATCTTTGGGATAGATTGTGGAGGTCACTGTACGAAACAATTTATTCCAGAGAAACACTAGCAGCAACCGAATTTAAAGCAGAAGCAACAGCGTCACCAGAATATTTGGGTCAACTAGTAACTTTACAAGATGAACTCAGAGAATTTAAAACAACGAATAAATTTAAAGATGCCTTAGCTTGTATGACTATGTTTTCTGGTCTGGAAACATTGTGCGCCAACCGTCTTTACGATATACTTCATAGCAAAGGATTAGATAATTCTGTTGCACTTGTTCTTTCCGATACTGCAGGACGAGAAGGAAATGAAAGAAAAGAAATTACAGTTTTGGTTTTATTTATTTTTGCTTGTTACAAAATACGAACAACAAGTCCAAGTGAGTTATTTGAACAAGTATTAGACCTTATTCCGGATGCTCACCCTGGAGAAATGGAATATACAAGGGTGTTGTCTCGTGAGTTACGTGATAAGAGTAATGCACTTTTAAACTGGGCTATATTAGTTTCAATGCGTGGTGACAAGTTCCCTAAAGAAAATACCGCGTTAGCCTGGATCGTATCAAAACTGGTTTTGGAGTCGGACCCAGTTAAATTTATGGCAGACATTGAAGACCTCGCACAACCCAATATGACAGTGGAAGAATTAAAACAGAATATTAGAACCACACTTAGTTTAGGGAAGTATGGTCAAACACCTGAAACCGTAGCGAGCGTTGTTCCAGAGGGGACTATGGTAATTCCTTTAAGTGCGATAGATATAAAAAATGGCATTCAGGTAGCAGGTGAATCAATAATTCAAAAACCAGAACTACTCGCGAAAGCAATAAGTGAAATGCAACAAGACAGTGTGAGTGTTA